GCTGGTTGGCTGAAACGCTAGAACCAGTGACAGAGATTAGATAATCTTCGTAATCAGTAGAAAATGCACTACTGACTGTCACGCTAGACACGGCCGTACCAATGCTTTGTGTTTTGATAAGCCACAAGCCGACAGCGTTCATCTCCGCAGCTGTTAAAACATCACCAGAGTTAAAAGTGGGGTAAGTCATATTGCTCCTTCACCAGCCGAGTCGACTGGTATCCAAAATACCATTTACAGCATCATTAAGGATGAAATATTGGTAATACTCGTTAGGACTCAAATACAAAGTAATACGAGTCTCAGACGGTGTACCTGAATAACTCATACCCTCATAAACCGTGTTGACTGTCTGCAACGACTGTCCTTGGGCCTTCCATTGCAAAGACAACATGACATCAAAAAAAACACGCAAACCCAACAACAGATCTGTAAAAGCGGTGCTGTTGTTACCTGCGTCAGTAAAAGTAACTTCATACCGCAACGTAGTCGGGTCGCCCTGCATATTTGCCAACCAACTAGCCAACCCTGCAGCTTGCGTAGTTGAAGCGTCAACTGTGGTCAACGAATAACCGGCCACACCAAAAGACGTTTGGCTAGTCGTATTGTTGGCTTGCTGTTCCGTGACAGTTTCAGGGGTAACAGTCACCTGGTTGTAAAAGTTGTCGCCAACAGCTGTGCGTTTAAAGTCCTCGTAAGCAATAGTTGTGGTACTGACCGTGCTTCGAGTTAACGACACGGGCGCTGGGCTAGTTGATATGGCGCCACGATTAGCAAAATAAATACCGCCATCCCTAGCCGACAATTGACCCTTTTCTGTTTGGCATAACAAATTAAGCCTGTTAAGGATTGTGCCGCTATAACTGGCAACACCTGAAGCGTTTGAATTGCCTGTAGATCCAAGTTCTAAAACTTCGGGCGTATTTAACCCTGTAAACGAAAAGTTGGTTTGTTTGGCTTGTTCAACAGTTTTGGCGGCGGCGTAACCAACAAACTCTTTAAGTTGCCATTTGCCTGCTCTAGTTATTTCGTCAATGCAGGTAATGGTTGCGGTTGATAAACCCTTGTCGCCTGGGTAATCGTTAAAAACAATGTTTGACACGGTGCCTGAAAATGCAGGGTTCCCTGTAGTTAAAAAAATGACAACATTGGTGCCACGAGGAAAGTTGGCTATTTGGTTGGTGTTGTTTTTGATGGTGATATTAAACGACCCACCAGCGTAATTGTCGTTGTAGTTTTGTCGACCATCAGAACCGTTAAATGACAGCACGTCACTAGTAAATATTGTTGAACTACCCCCATATTTGAACACCCAACCGTAAGCCATTATTGGACTCTTACGGGTAAGCGGCCTACGTTGCGGTTGTATGCCTGTAAGGCTCTTACAACCTCGTTGGGGTCTGCTGACATGACGTTAACGGTGATATTGCCGCCACCACCACCAAAGCCCATACTGCCCATTTTCGATAAAGGAATCACGGCCTCAGGGCCTTTTTCGCCAATCAAGGCTAATTGGGCGCTGGTGACTATGCCGCCTTCGGCAAGCATGGGAATGTCTGGCACGTCGAATCCCTTGCCACCAATACCAGGCACCCATGATGGAATAGTAAAAGACAGTTTGCCTATGGTGTTGTTCCACAAGCTGGCGACAGCATTAAACGCTGCTTTGAACGGTGCTGTGATTACACCAGCAACAAACCCCATGGTTGCTTTTATGCCGGAATAGATCAGGCTGAAAACGCCCATGATGTCATCTTTGAACTTGACGACAAACGCAATGGCTAAACCGAACGGGCCTGTAATAACTGCAAGAATTAACGGCCAGTTGTTCTTGACCCAATTAAACACGCTTTTAATAGCGTCCCACACAGCACCGAAAGCGGCGCCAACAACTCTGATGACACCATCAAAAATTCCGAATTCTTTTTGCAATAAAACAAGAATTGCAATAACAGCAACGATGGCGGCACCAATCAAAAAGATTGGGTTGGCCGCCATGATCGCATTAAAAGCGGCTTGAATTGCGGCAAATGCTTTGGTTGTTGCGGCCCAGGCTGTGGTTGCGGCATTGACAGCAATAATGGCAACAGCCAAACCGCCGATAACAGCGCCCAGAGTTACTACTAGCGTGGTGTTGTTGGTTACGAAATCGGCAACAGATTTGAACGCTGGCAACAGTTTGTCGACTATGGGAAATACAGCGGCGCCAACAGATTCTTTGAATTCGCCCATTTGAATGGTAAACGATTTCATTTTGCCTGAAGCGGTGTTCGCTGAAGTTGAGGCGGCACCCTTGAATGTGTTGCCCAATGCGGCAAAAACTTCATCGGTTGTAGCGCCGTTTTCAATCAGGCTTGCCAGGGCTGGGTCTAACTTCTTCAGTGGCCCTAGTTGCCCGTTAAACGCCTTTGACAGGGCGTCAGATACTGCGCCTAAGTCTTTGCCTGTACCGGCTGAAATGTCTAGTGCCAGGTTCATTAAATCTTGCGCTTTGGTGACGTCACCAGTACCACGCACGAGTTTGTCAAACGCTGGCCGTAACTCGTCATCAGCAACAGCAGCTGCAATTGAAGTTTGCGTAATGAACTTTTCGACACTAGCGATTTGGGCGTCAGTAGCGCCCGTGGTGTTTCGTAGGCTAGTAGCAAGTAGTTGTGCGGCCTTGTCATCTTCCATGAACGCTTTAACGGCGTCTACAGCAACAATGCCCAGACCAGCGATAGCGGCGGCGGCTGGCACGGCGGCTTTCTTAATAGCAAACTGGGCTTTTTCGCCAGCGGTTTCTAACTTCTTAAATTCCCTAATGGCGCTGTCGATGCCCTTACTGTTGAAGTCTGAAATTACGGGAATTGAAATAGCCATTAGAACACCTTCAGATTCTTGTTTGCTTCAGCCATGACGCCTTCAACTACCTTTTGAACTTCGGTTGTCAGGTCAGCGATTTTTGCTTCAAATACAGGCCAGATAACACGGCTGGCAGAACGCCCAAATTTGTTACTAAACGCTGTGCTTAAAGGGTTGACATTGGCACGGCCTGCAATGTCAAAAATTGCAGCTGCAGGGTTTTTTTGCATGACCGAAAAGGCGGCGCCTTTTTTCTTGTTGTTGACTCGGACACCAACACCACGCACAGCCTTTGAAGCAGACAACGGGAACACTTGACGCCCACCTGGTGCCCAGTTGCGTTTCGTGCCACTAGGGAAACGGCTGTCATCGTAGTTTGATTTCATGGCGTCGGTCATTGGCTTAGAAATTTCACGCATGTTTGCCACGTACGCTTTTCGGAAGCCAGGTTCTACCTTGTTCAAGTATTTAACAGCTTCTTTGACCCCAGTAACTTGGATAGTCAAATCGGTTGCCATGGCTATTTTCTGCTTTCGTTGATGACCTTGATGACTGTTGTCAAATCGTTAACATCAAACTCTACTTCAGGTGGCCAGTACCCTGTCGCCGCAAGCAGTTGTGCTAAAGCGAATCGGTAGGTACTGGCAAGGTAGGGCGGTCAGGTTCACTACTGACTACTTCGAGCACCACCAGCTTCTTGATGAAGTCATCCATAACCACCGGCACGACAACGCCGTGTTGTTGGCATGCCTGGTGGGCTAGATACGCCAGGTCTTCAATGCCAATGCCGTTAGACATGTCTGAAGCCTTACGCTTAAATTTGCGTTCCCAAGAAACAATGGTGAAAAGGTTGGTGCTTACTTCTACAGGGCCATCGCCCTGATCGACTCTAAGTGTTAGTTGCATTGTCGGGCCTTTACTGTTGGGGTTGCTTAATCAGGAAACAACGGTGGAAAGAACGCCACCCTGGAAAGTAATTGAAATGGTGCTGAGTTCGCCCATGGTTGCGTCGATCACTGGTAATTCGGCTAGGAACGCCCCTACCAGTTCAAAACGGGGTGATGTGGCACTAGCTGTGGTCAAAGCGGCGTCAGTAGTCGCAACCTTGACAGTCGTGGTGGTGCCAACAAGAGCTGCAAGAGTTGCGTACGTTTCGGTGGCCGCATAGGACATGTACAGCTCTAGCGTAATTTCCTGATTGTAAAGACCAGACACATAGACACGGGAAGTCCCACCAAAGGCTGTGGATTCTAAGGCATCAACACGATTGGTAACGGTGGCGCTGGTGCACTGATTGGTCAAATTGACCGAGTTAATCATTACGCCAGGATTGCTGAGATAAGTGCTCGTCGACATTTTGGTTTAATCCTTTGTTGCTGGTGCTTTAGTTTTAGCAGATTTTTGGGCTGGGCTGTCGCTAGGCACTTCATCAGATTCAATGAACCCGTGCGCTAGTAACGCTTCAACGTTCGTGCCGGCACCAGGCACAAATTCTTCGCCTACAGTGCCGATCTTGTCGCTAACAATTGTGTATTTCATAGTTGAGTTTCCTTAATCTGTTTGGGCTTGCATGTCAATGGATAAGTCATAAGCTGCAAAAGTTTGGCCACCCACGGGTATGTAACCAGGGCGCCCAGATTTCACGGCGACATTCTTTGCTAGAACCTTCGCACACATGCTTAAAACGTTGCGTAAACCGTCCAAATTGCCTGGCCCTAGTGTCACTACTTTTACCGAAAAATTCATGGTGACGATGTTGTAGTTAAAGGCGTCAAAACTGGGTGCGTCAATAAACACGCACGGTGGGTTGATCTTTTCAGGGTCAAACACCACACGCATGCCAGTAATGGTTGCCAAGGTTGCCGCCAGGTCATCTATGGCCTCATTAAACAGGTCGGTGTAAACAGTCATTACGCAACCGCAGGCCGTGGGATACCAGCCAGTTGTTTGATTAACGGCGACAGCCCAGACACGGTGGCGTTACCCATATCGCTAAAACTTGCGAATTGGTCAATGGCGCCACGTTGCCTGTAAATCGAGCCACCCATCATAATCGTGGCTAGCTCTACGTCACCGCTGGGGACCGTAGTCAAAGAGTCCGTATACCCTGACTCTTGACGTCTACGAAAAATGAAGTTGTTGGCGCTTGAAGCACATTGAGCCAAAAAAGCGGTTTCGTCAACACTTGCCAAAGCAATGCCTAGCCAAGTGCCAATCTGTGTGCCGGTCACCCAAGTACAAACTTCGTTATATGTCAGGGTGCCTTGCGGTATTGCAGCTGTGCGGTCTAGGTCGTCGCCAGCGTCATAAAACAACACTTGGTTAGGTATCGGGTAATTGAAATCAAATGTTAGATCGCCGTTACTGGTAACACCCGTAAACAGGTAGGCAGGCAAAGCGTAAACATTGTGCGTACCGTTTAGCCCGTGGCCTAAACTTGCCAGCGTAAACGGTAAGCCCAAATCTAGTTCGGGTTCTGTCAACGTTTGTACAACAGCGTAGTTATCTAAACGCTGATGAAACGTAACTTGGTAAACAGCCATGGGCGGCTAACCACCTTTCGAGTTGGTGGTCAGGCAATAGCGATTGACTTAACCTGGTCACCGTCAGCGATGAACGTACTTGCATAGCCATGGTAACTGAAGACCTTGCCGAGGGTACCTGGTTCGTCTCTTGTCATAATTCCACGAATCTGCTCGTAGTACTCAATGGCCGAGCCACGAGCTACGACCATTGTGTTGTCTGCAAATGCACGGTCAACAACAAGGTTGAGGCCCAACGGGTTGAAAGTGTTCATCTGGGTAACGTTTGCGGAACCGATTCCGTTGACACCCATGAGGCCTGCGACGCCTGTGTACGGAAAAATTGGTCGCTTGTCTGCGTCGAGTTGGCTACCTAATTTTTTCCATACATCGGGACTGACAAAAATGTGGTCAGGCAAGAAGTTGGTGGCGGCCAAAATGTCGGTTGCGGCGTCATACAAGGCCGAAATTAGTGAACTTGGGTCGTTGGCGGTAACTGTCCAAGTTGAACCTGAAGCGGTGTCGCCAGCGAGGATTGCGGCACACAACAAGGCGTCAGACTGAATCATGTATTGACCGGCGAGGTCACGCAACACAATTTCAAGCGCACCAGGTGACGTAAAGTCAATATCTTGTACCGAAAAGGTCACCTGGCCTGCCAAAGTGGTTTTAGAAATTACGTTCGAGGCAATCACGGGTGTGCGTGCAGTAACGGCGCCAAGTTCTGAAGCCTGCGTGCCAACTTCGGTGTGGGTTGTCCAAGTCGGGCGAATCCAAGTCTTTTGGTTTCCACCGTCTGGCATGGCACGGGCGCCAACAGCCGTAACGACAGGCCTGATGTAGTTCAGGTCTTCAAACACAGGGCCGAGCACGTTGACATTCAACAATCCAGCAGAATCAGTGGTGACTGAGTCGCCAGCGGCGGCCTGCAATGCGGTTTGGCGTGACTTCATCACTTCAACAGCTGCGGCGTTGACACGGTTCCAAACTTCGCCACCGATGTGGTAGGCGGCGAGGTATTCGCCAGCGGTTGGCATACCGAAATTACGCTTTGGTTGCGCAAAAATTGGTGCGGTTGGGATTACGGTTTCTTCAACAACTGCGGGGCTGGTTTCCATTTTGGGTTCTTCCTTTGGTGTTTCGACTTGTGGCGCTTCCGCCGCTACTTGACTGATCGTAGCACCAGCAAAAGCAGGCGTGGGGACAAGGGAAAGTTCTACCCAGTCAGCCGCCAAAATTGTCATGTTGCCGTTGTCGTCGTATTTAAATTCTGTGGGGTTGACACCAACTGAAACGCTGTCAATGACACCGTCAGCTGCGAGCACTAGAGCTTCGTCGCCGGCACGTGTGTTTGACACTTTGGCTGTGAAGTACATGGCTTCAGGGCTGTCAACACGCTCTGCAACCAAACCAACGGGCTGGGTTGAATCGTGGTACATGTACAAGCGTGGTGCTTTGCCTTCAACGGGCAAACTGCCTGGTGCGAATTGCACGGTGGTGCCATCGCTGACAGTTGCGAAAGTGTTGTAAGGCACTGCAATGCCAGTGATTGTTCGGCGTTCTTCACCGTCTGGGCCTGCAGCTTCGACAGCAAAAGTGTTTGATGTAAAACGAATCATGTTGCTAGTTCCTCTTGTGTGTTCTCTTGTGGTTGTTGTTCTGGTTGGTACATTTCGGCACCTTCAGTTTTTAGATAGTCTTCATAGTCCCATTTAACATAGGTGCCACGGGGCAGTTGCTGACTAAGGGCGCTAGTAATCGCTTTGGCATACATTGACAGGCCGAAAGTCCAAAGATCAGACTTGGCGCTGTCGCTATTTGTGTATGCGTAACTACCTGTTGAAATACCCAATAGATACGGGGGTACATTGCACAAGTTAGCGATTTGCTTACTTTGATATTCGGCGGCGTCAATTAACAGCATTTTGTCAGGTGTCGCTGTTGTTTCTGTGTACGTTAAAAATTCGTTTAGTGCCGCTGTTTGGTTTGACATTCGAGCCTGGTTAAACGCTTCAGCCAATTGTGCTAATTCAAGAGCTGACAAGGGCTCGCCGCCAATTTGTCGAAGCACGCCGGCTGGAATGGCGCTTGAACTATTCCTGTACCTGGCTTCTTCTAGTTTTAGAGCTGTGTTAATGGTTTGCTCTGACATGAAGATCATGCCTTGGGTTGGGCTGTAGATCTGTACAACATCGGCAGGGTCTAAAGCGCCGCCGTTGAAATAGATTTCTTTTGACTTACCAAACCACACCGGGCCAACAGCATCAGCCGTGGTAATTGAACCCTGGGGTAGACGGGTGGCGCTGGCCATGTAACCGTCTTTTGTGCGGCTGGTGATGTACAAAAAGCAACGGCCATAGAAGAAAAGGTCGTCAAATACCCACGGAAATAGGAAATTGTTTGGCATTTCGGGGTCTAGTTGTTTTAGCCAGGAACGTGGCGCCAGCGGTACGGTTTCCATTTCTTGACCGTTCCACATTTCGGTGCACATTTTTAGTTCCATGTTTGCTAGCACTGAGGCCATCAGGTCACGGCTTCGACTGATAGCGGCCACACTCATTGCACGGTTACGCAACAGGCCAGCTTGGTATGACCAGAAATCGCCAATAAAATTAGGGTTAGCAGTTTGCGACGAATAATAAGAGCCACCAACCGCAGCTGCTTGCACAGTCGGTTCAGGTTGCGGCGAAATTTGCGCCTTATTCACTTTGTTACTTGTAAATAATCCCATGGTGTTTCCTTACGGGGGTGTCCCTGCCCTGCCCGACGCAGGACAGGGACTAAACAAACATTAGCGTGGCACGGGTTCACGGTGTCCTAGACACGGCAAACATGGGTTTGCCAACAACCTTTGGCCGTGAACTTTCGGCGATCGCCCATGCCATGCACCGGCACAGCTCTATTGGGCCTGGGGACTTTTGCGAACTAAGAACGACGCCACCGCCCGTTTTGGTTAGCACTGCACGGTTGACATGTTCAGCCAAAGACAGTTCGCCACGGTGCCGCACCTTGCCTTCAACAATCATTTTTTGAATCAAGCCCGAATACTTGAGTAGTTCGCCGTAACCAATGACGCTACTTCGACGTTCCAAACTTTTTGGCAAATGCAAATGCAGAGCTGGCGTAATGACCAGACTGGTTGCCGTGTCTGCCATGACCCGTTCTACTTCTTCCCACATGGCATCTTCGGTGTCCACCATGAATTCGACACACACATGCGCTTTGGATTCAAGCACTGATGACCTGACGCCCACATAACGCCCGTCTGTTAGGTCGGTGTCAACAGCCAACACGCCGCCTGGTGGCATAGGTTGGTCAGTCTTTTGTTTGTCCCAAACGCCAGGTTGAAGCCACGCACCACGGGCCGAAACCCACATGTTCAAGTGGGCACGCAAGAAACTGTCTTTTTTGCTGACAGCCCGTAAAGCTTCAATGGTCACGGTTTGCCCCATCGCTGGGTTCGCCATTTCCCAATTGCTTTCCAATCGGGGATCACTGCCAGGCTTCATGCTGTATTCAGCGAAATACAAACTGCCAGTTGTGCCGGTATCTATCTCA